GCGGCTCGACGTGCTTTACCGTGACCGGGATGTCCGTATCGGAATTGCGCCACACCGCGACGTTGCCTGGAGTAGCCACCTCAGCCTTCGCTTGGGCCTTTTGGGCCGCTTGGAGAGCCGGGGACGCGGGGGCCTGGGGACCCATGGCGGCAGCTTCAGCCTGGCTCCGCATGACCTTCGAGAACTCGGACATCTGATCCGCATTGCGTGGAGGGCCGAACTGGTTCGACATACCAAGCAAGTTGGTCGGATCACTGTGGAACTGGTCCGCGAGGGCCTGCTTCTGCGCCAGTTGGGTCTTCAGGGACTCCTTCGACGCGGCCGCGTTCGCTGCCTCTTGGGCTTGGAGCGCCGCACGCTGAGCGGGGGTGACCTGAGGGCCGATCTGGGCCGCAAGCTGCTCGGCCTGCTGCTTGGCGTAAGCCTGTGCTGCCTTGGCCTGGGTTGCGTTCATCTGCGGACCCACGGACGCCTCTGCTTGCGCGGCTTGCTGGGACTGTTGAGCCATACCAGCACGGTTCGCCTGTCCAGATTGTTGAGCGCGGAACATGTAGTCCCTTGCTGCCGCTTGGGCCTCAGGGGTGAACGGACTGGCCGCTTGGGCTTGCTGGCGGGCCTGCTGGGCTGCTGCTTGGGCACGCTCGAAGGCGCTGTCTCCTTGCTTCCAACCCTTGGCCGTTTGACCGGCTGTGGAGGCTGCTGCACGGGCGGCTTGGGCGGCTTGGGCGGCTTGGGCGAGGTCCTGGGCGCTCTGGTTCGCGGTGCCCTGCCCGAAGCGCTTGAGGAACGCCTGGGCCATGGGGCCTTGCTGCAGCGCCGACTCGATGTTCGCTGTACGGTTCGTACGGCCCCCGAGCAGCGCACCCATCACGTAGTGACGCACCGGGGCGAGCGTGAGAAGGCTCCCACCAGGGACCACATGGGAGACCGCGTGCAGAGCACCGTTGTCGACCAACGTGCGGGCGAGGCTGGCCACCTTCCCCAGGTTCGCTGGGGTCGGTGCAGTCAGCGCAAGGGCCCGCTGGTGCATCTGGATCGCATCTGCCACCGCATCACCGTTAGGGAGTTGGCGCAGGGCGCTGATCTGGTCGTCGCTGAGACCTCGGGCACGGTTGAGGGCGTTCAGGAGAGTCTGTCGGTCCTCCGTCTTCGGCATCTGGCGAAGCTGGTCGGCAGCTTCCTGAGTGTAGCGGCGAGCAAGTGCGTTGGCATCGGCTGGGCCTAGCTTCGCGCCCTCCTGCGTCGCGCGACTGTTCATCGCCTGGAGATCAGAGAGGATCTGGGCGTCACGCTGCCCCCCCTCTACGCTGCCTGCCTTCAGCAGGAACGAGTTTGAGAGTTGGTTGTCGGTAGCCTTCGTGAAAGCACCACCAAGCCCACCACCTACCGCTCCGAGGCCCATTCCAGTTGCAAGCTGCCCTGGGGTGACGTCGTCGAGGTAGTTTGCGTGGCCGAGGACCTGTGCGGCACCCTCGGTCATCCCTGCGGCACCACCGGCCATCACTCGGGCAGCACGGGAGGCCGTGGGAACGGCTTCGATGGCCTTGTTGACCAAGGAGATGTCACCCGCACCAGGCACGAAGGCCGAGCCGATCTGGCCAGTTAGGAACGCCGGAGACTTGTCCTCGTAGTCCTGCACTTGGCCAAGGACGTTATGGTAGCGATCCGAGAACGAACCGCCGTCTTGATAGTTGACCGCCGCGTTGAGGGCTGCACCGGCCTTGTCGGCCATACCAAACGTGAGGCCATCAACCACACCGTGAGCCGCGTTACCGAGGGCTTCGATGGGGGAGTTGGTGGCCTCGTCCGCAGCGCGTTGGAACCACCCCTTCTGCGGCTGTTGGGCTGCTTGTTGGGCTGCTATCTGCGCCGGGGACATCTGGCCTGGGAGAGCGAACTGGGTGTTGTCGCTCGGGGGCGGTGCGCCGTATCCGTTAGGGTCCGGGTTCGCGGGGGCGGAAGCAGCTTGCGCAGGCTGTCCAGAGGGCGCTCCTTGGGCCTGCACGGCACCTGAGGCTACCTGGGCACTGCCTGCGTCTTGCGGGGCCTGCGGGGGCGCTGTGGACGCACCGGAAGAAGCATCAGCGAGCGGGAAGTTGTCCCACCAGTTCCCCTTCTCGATCCGACCAGCGACCTGTTGGCCATACTGGAGGGTCGTTGGGGCGTGGGGGTTGCGGGGATCGCTAACTGCGATGCCCTTCTGTGCTTTGTCGATTGCGCCAGGGCCACCGTAGTAGCCTGCGGCTGTCAGCGCGGGGTCGCCCCCGGCCTTCTCCGACAACTGCTTGATGTACCGGACACCTGCTCGAGCATTGTCGACGGGGTCATTGATGTCCCATCCTTTGTCGGCCACGGAGTGAAACGTCGCGGGGATAATCTGCATCCCGCCGTGGGCGTCCGCGTTGGACGTCTTCGTGTTCTTGCCGCTTCCGGACTCTTGCTGATAGATGCTGCGGGCAACTGCGGCGTCCTGGGGACTCGCACCCTCTGCGTCCAATGCAATGTCCATCGGGCTTGCGATAGGGAACGAGTCCCAGGAATCTGCCATGGTTTAAGGAACCTTTCTTTGTTTACCGTTGGGGTCAGTGAAGATCGTGCCGCTCGGGAGCTTGCTTGCTTCCGCGAAGCTCGATACCTGCACGGGTTGGTAGCCAGCGCCGGTGGACGACCTGGTAGGGGTTGCTTGAGGCGCTGCGGGGGCCTGCGGGACACCGAGGTCCTGACGACCGTTAGAGCCGTACGGGGTTATCGGACGGTTTGCCGCCTCACTGCCACGCTTAACGACTCCCGTATAGAAGTCCATGCGGCTCTTGAGGATCGGGTTGGCACGCTCGTAATACGCATCCCAGACAGCCGGGGAATCCGAGGGACTCGGGACCGATCCAACTGCGCGGGTCCACTCGTCATTACTGAGTGAGCCGTTGAGGCCTGCAACTTCCATCTTCGCGCCGTCAATCTTGGCGTTATTCAGAGTGTTGTAGTCCGCAGCCGCTTGCGCCATCGAGCCTCCACCCACCGCCGCTGCAGCACGCTGGGCCATCGAAGGGAGCGCTGAGTAAGCCTTGAGGTACCCAGCGCGGCTCGAGTCGGTCTTGAGCGTCTCCGTGAGGTTCCGCGCAGCGTCCATTCCCGCCTGAGACTGCTGGAGGTTCGTGAGCACCGGGATCGCAGCATTACCGTTCGTCTGGTCTTGCTTCATGGCGGCCCGTTGCGCCTCCATGGTGTTCTCACCGATCTTGTTGTTCATCTCGAGCATCTTCTGCGCTCTGACCTTGCCCAGGACGTAGTCTTGGACCTGGCTGTTCGGCAGAACCTGCGGCTGCTGGCCAGGCATCTGGACCATCGAGAACGCGCCGTCCTGGCCCACCGGGGTGACCCTGGGCGTGTTCAGTTCGCGTTGCTGGTTGAGCGTCGAGTCGAAGTTGTCATTGAACGCCTTACCTGCGTCAGCCATGCCCGTCTTGAAGTCCTTGCCACCCATCATCGCGGAACCTGCTGCAATTAGGCCGTTGTCCATCGACAGGGACGGGTTCGTCGCCTGGTTTGCGAACATCGCCTGGATGGCATCGGAGTTAGGGTAGCCGCCCATGGCCTGGGTGATCGGCGTCTGCGGGGCCTGCTGGTCCATGGCTTGCGCCACGGGGGTCTGCGGGGCCTGCTGCGGAGCCATGGCCTGCGCCACGGGGGGCTGCATGGGAACACCACCGCCGAACATCGACTGTCCGGCCTGGTTGTTCATCGGGTAGCTGTAGGAATACGGCAGGTCCGTGGACTTGTCGGTCCCGTAGAACTGCAGTGCCTGCCCCAGGTACGCCGGGAGACTGTGGGACCCATCATCGCGCGGGTCAATGCCCGGAGGCATGTCAAACGAGTAAGCCATTGGGGCCTCCTTAGTAGCCGAACGCAGAGAGACCCGCAGGGGCCTGCGTAGCGTTCATGGCCGTGGTGGCCTGTGTGGTGTAGTCATTGCCGCCAGGCATCGTGAAGCCGCTGTTGTTGAAGTTGGTGCCACCTGTGTTGCTGTATCCACCGAGCTTGTCCGCGATGCCGTAACCCATGAGACCACCACCGGCAGCGCCTTGGAGCGCACCCGCAGCCGTCGAAGGGCCTACCGACGACACTGGCTGACCGCCCCATTTCCCGTTAATCACGTTCATGTACTGACCGTAGAGGTTCAGCGGGGTGGACTGTTGCTCCTGGAACTGCTGCATCGCGGCGTTGTTCTGCGCCTGCTCCTGTCCCTGGTAGAGACCGCCTGCAGCGTTGAGTTGGTCGAAGTTGTTGCCGTTCGCCTGTTGGCCGTTGAGGAGACCCGAGGACCCCATCTGATACGCGTTGCCGAGTTGGTTGTTCGCCGTGAGCGCACGATCCGAGTTGGCGTTGTACTGCGACTGCGCCGTCTGTAGGCCCGTGTTGAAAAGCTGGCCTCGGATCTGTGCCGCTGTGTCGGCCATCTGCTCCGAAGCGTTGCGCTGGAGGATCGCTTGGGTCACCCCGGTACGTGTGGAGTCTGTGTTACCGTTTCCTGCAGCCGTTACAGCCAGCGAGGGAAGCTGCGACTCGTTCAGGTTCCGTGAGGCATCGCGGTTGGCTGCGTTGACCATCTGCGTGGCCATATCACTGTTCGCCAGTCCGTTTGCGTAGTTCATGAACCCTTGGGTCGGGTCCTGCTGTGCCTGCGCTAGGAGTCCTTGAGCGTTGGTGCCATACTGCGAACCCGTCTGCGTGAGGCCCATACCAGTGTTGTAGAACTGGTTTGCCGTGTTGATGCCGTTACCGTTCGCGTAGGATGCGGTCTGGTCGGCTCCTTGGGTCTGGTAGGGATTCAGACCAGCTACGCGGGGTCCGCTGTACGTTCCCATGCCCAGGGCATTGTGGAGCGCGTCTTGGGACCCTTGGAACTCGCCGCTGATATACGGCTGCGCTGCGGACCAGGGGGAATTGGCAGCCTGGGCTGCGGACTTTTGGGCATCGGCGGCATTGCTCGAGGCGATACCGCTACCGACCGCGCCGACTGCTGCTGCCCCTACTGCCGCTGCGGCCACATGCGAGCGCATGAAGATCGCGGGGGCGAGGAGCTTGAGGATTGACTTGATCATAGGACCTTGGAAAAGAGGCGCTCGGTTTCCCGCCAACCCATCCGCTCAAAGATCGGTCCCATGTCGAGGTGCAACTTGGTCCCGGAGAATACCTTCTTGACCCCACGGGCCTTGAGGGTCTTCTCCACGTACTTGAAGAGCTTTACGCCTGTCCACCCCTGCCGATGCTCCGGGGAGATGTAATAGACGTCAGTAAAGCCGTGGAGGTCGTTCTTGTAATGGAGGTGCGGACGGACGATGCTGATGTGGTAGCCAACGATCTTTCCGGCCTCGCGGGCCGTGACGATGTGTAGCGCCCCAGAATCACAAAATGCTTCGTACTGCCGATAGTCGGGGGCCAGCTTAATGGTGTCGTGGTCGATTGCGACCTCTTGCCAATGAGCGGGCCACAGGGCCTCCATTTCAGACACGATGTCCCGCCACTTCTCTACTGAATAGGTAATCACGGCTTGGATGTCCGAATGTCAACGACCATGTGGATGCGGTCGCAGGGGGAGTTGTTGATCACTTCATGCTCTTCGGCGTTCTGGAACCACCAGGTCTCGCCTGGGGCCATGTAGACGTCCTCGTCGCCCGTGCGGAAGTACACCCCAGGGGCGCTTTGGAGCACCACATGGAAGCGATCCCAGTATTGGGCATGTTCCGGAGTATCCGCGTGCGGGAAGATGCGACCACCAGGGGCGATCTTGTTGACGATCACGCGCCCTAGGCGTTCGCCGCCCACGCGGGCCATGAGGCCCATGACGATGGGACGGGCTTCCGGGAGGGCCTTGTATGCCTCCTGGTCAACGCACTCGTGCTGGTCGAAGTTCTCGAGGTGCTTCTTGAGGGCTTCTTCGGTTTCATGCACGGAGCGCGGCGGGAAGCGCAGGATGATCGACTCGATCTGCCCGAACGGCCCCTGGGGGTAGTCGCGCAGGTACGTGTCGGCCTTCCAGATCTCCGGACGGCGTTGGATTGCGAGGTTGAGCGGCACTGTGTCCAGGCCTACTCCGATTCGCATGAAGTTTTTCATTGCTCTCTCGATTTAAAAGGGTTACGTGACCCGCGCAGCAAGTTGCGTCAGTGCCGCGTTGATAGCGGCGACCGAACGCTCGAGCTTCTTTAGCTCTTCCTGAAGCCACTGGGCCTCGGATCCCTTTAATGGGGGCTGTGCTGCGCGGACGTAGTTCTGAAGGGGTACGGTGAAAGTGACTGCCATGGGTTACCTCCGGGACAGCGACTTGACTTCGACATCCATGCCAGAGATCTGGAAGTTAGAGATCGAGGGGGTGCTGACCTTGTAGGACAGGTAGCGCCCGGAGACCATCATGTCGAGCTTGTAGTCGCTGCTCGGGTTGAAGGTTGCTTTGGACCGATAGTTCGGCGTCTGCTCCGGGAGATCCGAGGAGCCGAATTCGAACGTGAACGTACCTGTACTGTCGTCGAAGAACGACTCCGGGACCGCACACTGCACCGTCTTGTACGAACGCAGCGGGAGGCCCTGGGTATCCAGGGAGATCCCCACGCGTTCCACGTAGGCGGGCTTGAGCGTCTCGGTGTTAGCTGGAAGGTTCACCAGGCCTACGGTCGGGAGGTCGACGGCATACACGCAGGAATCTGACAGGCCCTTGGACTGGTCGTATACCCCGAGCATGATCGACAGCTTCGGCGTGCCGCCACCCGAGAAGCTCGAATAGGCCGTGTTGAACAGGGTGTAGCTGTTCGTGACGTCCGGGAACGAGTTCTTAACGAGCGAAGCATTGGCCTCTGCCCCACCGACGATGTTCGGCAGGTCCATGAAGGACCAGGTGTCGTTCTTGTAGTTGTACGACGCGGCCTGGTTGCAGAACTGAGTGCCCGCGAAGGACGCCTCGTCCTGCAAGGTCGCGTAGCAGAAGTGCAGTAGCTTCGACACGGAGTCGTGAGCCACGAAGCAGAACTGCTGCTTGTTGCGGTCCAGTGTGCTGAAGATGCGGCGACGGACGCGGCCATCTGCAATCGACTGGCGGCTGATGCCGTCATGGACGTAGATGTCGTTGTCGCCAAATACAAAGTGCTTGCTTTCGACCTCGACCACACAGTTCGTGTTGATGATGCCGCCCTCGAAGGGGAGCCTGCGGAAGTTGAAGACGTTCAGGTCGCCCGAGTACTCCATGAGCCACAACTGGTTCTGGGAGTAGATGATGAAGGCCTCGCCAAGGGAGAGACCATCGCGGATCGGGTTCTTCATGTCACCGATGACATTCTCACCGGCCACGTAGTTCGTGTTCGCGGGGTCCCATTGGAGACCGGAGACCGGCGTGGAGTACTGAAGCGGGTTCGACCACTTCACCATCGTGGGGTAGTCGGTGCCGTTCTTGTTGATCCCGAGGCAGATGCAGTAGCCCTTGAAGCCCCGCACGATGCTCGCCTGGTCCGTGGCCACCCAGTCGCCGCCCATGAGGGAGTACTGGGAGTCGCTCTTGATGTTCCGAGCGTACGGGCGCATGCCCTTGCGGGCCAGGAAGGACAGACCGGCGACCTGGGCGTGAGACCAGGCGTTGTCGTTGGATACAGTCCCCGTGGTCGGGGTCTGGAAGGACATCACATTGCCAGGGTAGGCACGGATGGTTCCGTCGTTGTCTGCCACAAATACGGTCTCACCGGCAGTGGGATCGGTGTAGCTACCGACAAAGCGAGAAGCGTTAGAGCTACCGCCTTCCGCAGAGTTGTAGAGGGCCGAGTTGGCATCGTAGGAGCCTGTGCCCGCATCGTACGAGAGCGTCGAGCGGATCGGGTTGAAGAGTTGCTTGAAGACCGGGGCACGCTGGATGCGGCCCTCGGAGAAGATCACGTTGTTTGCCGCCGAGAAGGCATTGGGCGGAAGATCATACGGAGAAGCGTCGGTGATAACCCCCACGCCCCCCAGTTGGCGAAGCGGGAGGTTGGCCATAATTTAATCAGCAGGTTACGGTCATCTGACCGGGGAACGCGGGTGTCCAGTAGTCCTGAAGGCGTGGCATCTGCATCTGCTGTTGCTGCAGGTTGTTAGCACCACCGGCTACCTGAACGGGCGGCGTTATCTTGGAGAACACTGTGGACAGGTGTTCGCAGATCGACTTCCACTGCCCCTCAGACGGAGGTATCGACCCTGTCAACTCTACGAAACCATTTAGCCAGTATGTGAAATTTTCGGGAGTCATTGGTTACAGTTTCATGATGTAGGCGAGAGCCAGGTACGGAGGGAGGCAGGAGTGCGTGTGGTCGCCCACCTGGTTGATCGTGTGGACGTGACCTTGGGCCACCACGGACGAGACCACGGACTGACCAGCACCCGCAGCGACTGCGAGAGAGGAGACCTGCAGGTTTGCCGTGGACTGGTTCTCAGTGTGCGTGTGAGCACCGCTGAAGCCCGTAGAAACGTCGCCACCGATTGCGGAGACCGCGTACTGGTCCCCTGCCCCGATGACGAACTTGTTCCGGAGATCCGGGGTCCCTTGGGTCCCATCGCACAGCGCGTATCCCGTGGGGATCGCTGTTAGCGCGCCAGACCACAGGATCACGGCCCCTTGGGGCACCGGGTTGTTCAGTTGCTTTGGGGTTGCGGTGACCGCGCTGTCCAGGTTCGGGAACGTGGAGAGGAGTACTGACTTGATCATCCGGAGATGGTCGTCAGCCTGGGACACGGAGTCGGTCGACAGCGGGTTCGCCGCGACGAGTTGGTTGAGGTACTGAGCGGATTCGATGGCCATGGCTTAGATCTTCATGATGAACGCCAGGGCGTAGTAAGGGGGACGGTTCTCGATGGCCGCGCCACTGCCCGTGTTGCCCACTGACACGTTGTGGGCGTGAGGGCCTACAGGGTCCGTGGTAAAGGTGTGGAAGTGGTTCCCTGCGGGATCCGTAGGGGACATGTAGCGGCTCGAGCCATACCCGGTACTGACCGGTACGTTCGCACCCCCGTTGTCCGAACCAGCTTGCACGGAGCCGAGGTTCGGCATCGTGTGGACGTGATCCTCGTTGGTGGTTGTCTGTCCAGTGTGTTGGTGACTACCTTGGGAATCCGTGGAGGCGGGGTGGTTGTGCGGGGGAAGCTGGGCTACCGAGAGGATGATGGTTGCTGCACCGCCTGTGGCCCCTGCCCCGTAGGAACCCCCGGTGCCGACGATGAATCGGTCACGGAGATCAGGCGTGGTGATGTTACCCGACCCATCTGCCTTGGCCACCGTTTGGCCATTACAGAGTGCCCAGCCTGCCGGGATCGAGCCACCCGACCACATTGCGATGAGACCCACCGGGGTCCCGTTGGACAGGTTTTCGTGCGTAGCGGAGACCGCTCCCTTGACCTTGGGGAAGGTAGCCAGGAGCGTCGACTTGATGAGACGGAGGTGATCGTCTGCGTATGCGATGGGATCGGAGCCTACCGGGTTGGTGGCTACCAGGTCCGAGATGTATGTACCAGTTTCGAGTGCCATGGGGGTCTTGGGGATGTGTGCCCCTAGGGCACCTTAATAATTCTGAGATGAAGTCTCCGTTTCCGGAGGAGGGAGGAGATGGGGTGCGAACGCTTCAATCATTCGCTGGAGCGTGTAGCACATGGGTTCCCCGTTGGAATGCGCCGGGTTCATCCCTGCGTAGTCGAGGATGTCCAGGGCCGCGTGGCAGCACTCATGGGTGAGCACGGACACGTCAGCCCCTGGGCGTACCCAGATGACGAGCACTCGGGTCGCGGTGCCCCAACAGAGGCCCATGGAATCCGTGGTGATCTCGGGGCCGGTATTCAGGCTGAACTTCTTGCCCAGGGCAGCTAGGGCCTTGGGGTCCTGAGTGAACCAAACCTCGCGGCCCCATGGGTGTGCCAGGTACTTGTGGACGTTCTTCATGGGTTGCGTGGGGGGAATGTTGTACAACTTTGGGCACCCTCCGGGGGTCCGGGGGTACCTGTAGTAAAAAGGGGGCAGGTCAGTTTAGGGACCGGTGGGGGACCCTAGGGGGGGTCTGTGTTTTGGGCGGAAGCCACCACTCAGCAATCCTCAACAACAACAACAACGGCTGAGGCTTTACCGGAGTTTTGGAAAGCCTTCCATAGAGACCATGGGGGGTACTGTCTGGCGGGGGATTCGAGCCGCGCCGTGTGCCTTGCCTTTGCAACCCATTGATTCGTAACGGATTCGATCAGATGGGCTATCTGACGGACATGGAATCAGGCGTGATCTGCAGGCGTTTAGGGCCTGTGGTGATCCAGTGGTGCGATGGTGCCTGTGGTGATCCCTCTAGTGATGTGTTGCGTGGCGTGGGGGATACAGGGGACCGAGGTTTAAAAATGGTTGCCTGGGATTGACCGTGGCGTGTTTTCGACAGGCAGACGAATCTTTTTGCTGTACCTACTTGTACAACTCAAAACGCTTTGCTATAGTTCATCCATCGCAGCAACGAACACAAAGGAGTAACGAGATGAGCCATACCGCAAGCAAGCTGAACGAAGTGCGCAACCGCACGGCATCAAACGAAGTGTGTGAGGCGATCCAGTGGTCAACCCTGCGCCTCCTCGCCGCACGAATCTTCAGCGGCATGTACTTCTAAGCAGCAACGAACCAAACGAACCCGGAGCAAAACAAAATGAACGCAACGATCACGCAGGGCCTGGTATCAATCGACACGAGACACGCTGCATACACTGCAATCGACACGGAAGGCTGGCTCGAACGTGTTCTTGGTTCCGAGGTGGCGCTGTCGACCGGTCGCAAGTGGGTAGCTGGCTACAATATGCCTGGCTACATGCCCGACAATGAACCCGCAGAATTCGATTCGTTCGCTGATGCGTGCCGCTACATTGCGGACACACTGTCTGACTTCGACTCGGAAGAGATTGAAGAGGACGAAGAGTCGGAAGAGCGTGCCCAGGAATACCGTGAGACTGCTCGCCACTTCGTGCGTAGCGCACGTATGGCAGACGAAGACGAGATGTCGGAGCGTGCTGGACATTACGTGTTCTGGGTTCGTGAGGGCGAATCTGTCGACCTGGAAGAGTCCATTAAGGACAAGTGGCTGATGCAAGCGGAAGACGAGATTCTTGCATCCATTCAATCCGAAGAGGGCCGTGGGTACGTTTGTACGTCCGTGGACAATGTCTACAACAACGAGAATGACTTCTCGGACGTGTTCCAGTGGCAAGTGTTCTACCCCGCGGACTCCGGAGATTGGCTGTACGCTGATGATGCATACGTGGCAATCAAAGTGCATCAAGGTGGCGACGTGCGCGGCAATTACGGCCGCATTCGCCTCTACAAGGTTTCCGACCTTGCTGGCTCTGGGTTCCTGGATTGGACTCTGGGCTGGTCCGTGCGTTACTCGGATGGTACTGAACCGCGCTATGCTGAACAATGCAGCCCTGGCTACCACTCGAACCCGTTTTACTCCGGTCTGGTCCCTAACATCAAAGGTGGCGAAGACGGACTGAAGTGGTCCGACAAGCGTCAAGCCTACGTGGCTTGGGACGTGGAAGGCCGCGCTGTCGAAGTCTCTCCTTACTTGTACGTGTGACTTGTACAACACCATACCCTGTGGTACAGGAGCAACCATGAATAGAAGAGTCATCCGCCGGTCATCGTGAGTGGTGATCGGCACTCAAAACCCTACTGATGAGACGTGAGACGTCGAAACCCCGCAAGGGGTCTAGGGATTAACTAACCAATCGAGAACGACCATGGCGAGATTCGCTGGAATTGAACTGACACCGGAAACCCTGCAGGCAACTCGCGAACACTTCGCGGACATTGGGCGGCGCTGCATCGAAGGTGCTACTGCAGGTGAGTTTTTCGTGAATGACCTTTCCTCGTATGTCGCGGGGGAGCGTGAAAAGATCGCGGACTCGCTTGCTGGTAAGAACGACCACACGTTCACTTTCCTGCAGCGCGCCCACTGGATTCAGACGGGTGAATGCCTGCCCCTGTTCGCCAAGTGATTACTTCCCGAATCGACCCTGCCGCGCTCCTTTTTGGTGCGGCTGTCTTTCTCTGCCTTGCGGGATGCGCGGGGCTGTTGCTTACTCTTTATCTCTGATCATCATCATGACCCTAGACCAAATCATTCACGCGTTGCAGGTGTTGCGGGTAACGTCCGGACTGCAAGGTGCGAGCTACTCTAACGGTACGTTCCAGACGTACGCTCCGAATGCGACCCAGCGTTAAGCCAGTATCGCAAGCCCTGGAGGCATACGCCAGGGCAATCCGTCCCACGCCTGAGTTAGTCCACGCGCTGACCCAGGCGTTAGCATTGGAGCTATCGTCAACCATGGGAGGCAAGGTAACCATAGAACTACCTGGAAACGTCCGGATCATTCGAGGCCGTGACGGTCAATAGCTGAGGCCCTGCAAGCGCGGGGCTTTTGCTATTTGTCGACGGTTTAGAAATAAAGGCCCCTTGGGGCCTGTAGTGCATCGTGGGCGCACGCCTGTGCATTCCATCGGCTCCATGGGTTCCCTTGGTGCCTGTGGTGCTACGCGGGCCGCTCTAGCCTGTCTGCATCGAACCAACTAACCAACGAAGGGGAAGCAATGGATTACGCACAGTACGGCAAGGAAAAAATTCTGGGCCAGTGGAAAGGGTTCTATTTGATCGAACGCGTCTGGAACGCACCTAGCATGCGGGTCCAAGCGGTGAACATTGACGGGAAGTCACTGGGGTTTTTCAAGACGGAAAAAGACGCCAAACGGCGCATTGACGCCTACGAGAAAAACGGCTGGTAAGGGCCGCTCGGGGGCCTCAAGGCTGCCTAACCCCTGCCCGATGTCTGGGAGGGGCAGGAAGGGGCCTGTAGACATGCCGCAAGGGTATGTTTGAGGCCGTGCCTTGCCCTACGATCCGGGCCGGTGACGCTCGACGAGGGGTGAAATCCGGTGATCTGAGGGGGTCCAACCCAGTCGCTCCGCATCCTGACTACCCGATGGGCGTCTCTGGTCTTGGGACTGGGCCGGACGTAACAGGGAAAATCCAGAAATTTAGGGCTACGAAAGTAGGCCCCCGTAAAAATTCTTTGGCCCTTTGGGAAAAGACCATTTTCACGTTGCTGGAAAATTGGCTTGAGGGTGCCCTCTCGGGAGCGAGAGAGAGTATCCGGTTACGGTGGATGGCCGAACAATCGAAAGGGCACGCTCGAGCCTACCTATTGCGGGTAGACGAGGCCATGGCGTTGCACCATGGTCTTGGGGGACCCTCCCGGCTGGTATGGGAGGGCTAGGGTAGAAAGTGGAGCACAGCGAAGAACGCTGCGATACCTGCTGCACCCAGGACCGTGAAGGCCAGGGCTACCCTCGGGAACAACCCGAAGGCCAGGACGAGCAGGACGAAGCCGATGATGATGATGTGCATGTTGGTCTCCCCAGTGACCGTGGTGTACCGTGGTTTACCAAGGAGTTTACGGTATCTCCTGAAGAAACTGGAGGGAATTTGAGACAGTTCCGATACCACACCGTGTAGTGTTGCATAGTGTTGTACAGAAAAAGGTCACCACGGGAGTCCCTTAGTGTCCGAGGTGACCTTGTATGGGTCTGCTCTATGGCGCTGTGTCGCCTCGGGCTAAGAATGAGTATGGGACTCGCGTGGTGATCCAAAGGGGAACATGGGGATCCCTGGGATACACCCAAGAAAAACACACCATGAAAAACACCCAAAACAGACTCTAAGAATAACCTTAGAATCCTTGGGGTCTCTAAGAACCCCCTACCCCCTAAAACCTCTTGGGGTCTTCTTTCTTACGTGGCCACTAATTCGGTCTTCCTTGATTGGTGGTCTTCTTTCTTACGTGGCCACTAATTAATTCTGGTCTCCTCCAGAGGTTCTCCGAAGTTTTTCCTGAGAAATCAAGTGGGTGCAATTAGTGGCCACGTAAGCATAGAGAGGCCGCTCATGGTCTCTCACCAGTTTTTTGTACAACTTCGTGTTGCATTGTGCGATGACGCACGGTAAGATAGCAGCAACTAAACGAACAACCCTGGAGCACCACATGAACCTCAATGATCTCGACCTGAACTACGCCCGCCAAGCTGATCTCGAGCAGTCGATGATCGAGCGTGGTGCCCAACGCTACGCCGACCAGAACGAGCGTGCTCTGCGTGATGGCGACATCAGCCGCCCCCAGGGCAAGCTGTTCGCCCAAGCATTCCAGAAGTCCGTGGTCGCCATTGGTGCGGCTGCACTTGCTGAAGCTGCCAAGGGCCGTGGTCGCCCTGCCCCGCACGCTGCGGCCCTCAAGTCAATCGACCCTGACCTCCTCACGGCGGTCGTGCTCAAGAACCTGTTCAACGCAGCGGCGAATGACCTGGACATCGTCAGCGCGGCGATCAACATCGGCTTCGAGTGTGAGGCCGAGATGGCGTGCCTGAAGCTGGCCGAGCAAGCCAAGGCCACGAACGATGCGGACCTGAAGAAGCTGGTTGGTCGCAAGGTCAACACGACCCGCGATGGCCAGAAGAAAGGCGAGGCGATCCTCGAGGCCGCAGGGTTCGAAGAGGACCGCGATGTCCTGACGATGCTCGGCGTGGCCCTGGTCAACGTGGTCCTCCCCTGCCTCGACATGTTCGAAGTGGTAGAGGGAAACACCGAGACCGGTAGCTCGACCCTGAAGTTCTCCGAGGCCGCACAGTCCGAGATGGACGCGATGACCGAGATCGAGCAGTGGATGCACCCGGTCTATCAGCCCATGGTCACCCGTCCGAACCCTTGGACCGCTTTCAACACTGGAGCGTACAACGACCAGCGTGTGGCCAAGACGGTCCCTCTGATGACTACCCTGAACCGCAAGCAGCGCCTGCTGGTCGACGAAGCAGCGAAAGCTGGTGCCCCGTTCGTCCGCGCCCTGAATGCTGTCCAGGACGTGCCGCTGATGATGAATGCCAAGGTCCTCGAGGTCCTGGAGCGCTGCTTCGCCAACGGTATCGCTGTGGGCAAGGTCCCCGGCCTGCCCTTGGTGATCGCCAAGGACGAGGAGCCGAAGAAGGCCCTCAAGATGCGCAAGGACAACAGCGCCATCCGTGCGAAACGCAATGCGATCCGTGCGGCCATCGCGGAGGCCAAGCAGTACGTAGGCACTCCCCTGTACCAGCCCCATACGCTTGATTGGCGTGGTCGCGTTTATGCTCGCCCAGGTCTAAATCATCAGAGAGCCGATTTCGCCAAGGGGCTGTATGAACTGGGGAACGGTGAAGTGTTGAACGATGACGGCGTGTACTGGCTCAAGTGGCATGTGGCCACGACCGGTGCGTTCAAAGTGGATGGTCTCGCCATGGACAAGGCCAAGCACGACCGCCGGGTCCAGTGGACTGACGAGAACCTGTCGACCGTCCGCGCTATCGCTGAGGACCCGCTGGCTGCTCTGGAACTCTGGCGCGGCGCTGACTCGCCCTTCTGCTTCCTTGCGGCCTGCCTGGCGCTCGACGGCTACATGAAGGATCCCGCAGGCTACGTGTGCCACATCCCGGTCGCTGTCGACGGTTCGTGCTCAGGCCTGCAGCACTTCTCGGCCCTGCTCCGCGATCCGGAAGGCGGTTCGTACGTGAACCTGCTGCCCTCGGAACTCCCTGGTGACGTCTATCGGGAAGTGGCGAAGCTGGTGCTGCCCCTGGTCCAAGCGGATCTCGCGGACCCTGAGAAGGCCCCGCTGGCTCAGAAGTGGATCGACTACGGCATCGACCGCAAGGTGGCCAAGCGTGCGACCATGACGTTTTGCTACGGGAGCAAGCAGAAAGGCTTCGCGGACCAACTGGTCGAGGACATCATCGACGTTGATGGCAAGGGCCGCGAGATTTTCGGCACCGAGTGGGCAGAACAAGTCCCGGCTGCACACTACCTCGCCGCACACATCATGGACGCTGTGAAGCGTACCGTGAAGGCTGCTGCGGACGCGATGGAATGGCTCCAGAAGGTCGCTGGAATCCTCGCACGCCACAACGTGCCGGTTCGCTGGGTGACCCCGCTGGGTCTTCCGGTCGAGAACGCGTACTACGCACCGAACTTCAAGCGGGTGAAGACCACGCTGTGGAACCGTGCGCTGAACGTCCCGACCGTCTACCGTCCCAAGGTCACCGTGGGGTTCACGAAGGAGCTTCTCGAGCACAAGCAGAGAAATTCCATCGCCCCTAACGTGGTCCATTCGCTCGATAGCGCGCATCTCATGTCAGTCGTACTCAAGTCGGTCGACAATGGCATCAACGACTTCCTGTTGATCCATGACAGCTTCGCGGCGCTGCCGAACCAGATGCCGAAGTTCAACGCACTGATCCGCGATGCGTTCGTCGAACTCTATGAGAACAACGAGCCGCTCGAGGGCATCCTGTCGAATGCCGTGGACGACCTGATGGCCATTGTTACTGCCTGTGAGGACGCGGAGCAGATGAAGAAGCTCCAGAAGTCCATGCAGGACCTCGGTAAGCTGGGCCTGCCCGCGAAGGGCACCCTGGACCTCGAGGAGATCAAGAAGTCCGCCTACGCTTTCGCATAATCGGTTGTACAACACCACACCATACGAGGCCCTACGGGGCCTCTTTGCATTTAGTGGCCACGTAAGAAAGAAAGGCCCCGGCTAAAACGCCCCGGGCATTTAGTGGCCACGTAAGAAAGAAGGCCTCCTCCCATTTTTTTCTGTACAACACGATGTTGTACAACATTTAACGGATAACACGATGGATAACGACAACACCCTCCTCCGCTGCCTCGCGACAGCGTTCTGCACCCTCGTAGTGTCGGTTGCCAGTTGCACGGCGCACCAGAACTACCTCGAGACCTCTGTAGTGGCCAAGGCCGCTAACCCTGCTGCTGTTGAGTGTGCCTTCTCTGGCACCGACCGCCAGCACACGGCCTTCTGCATCGAAGCCGCCAAGCACTGATAGGACACACACACGATGGACGCAGACCAGTTCGGCATGGACGATCCCATGCCCCTGGACGTTGCTGTGGGCTTCATGGCCCTCGGCTACGACCTCAACTCCCTCGAAGGCCGCAACGCCTTCATCCCGCAAGACCCCTACTTCAACGACTGACCCAACCCCGAGAACCACACTTCATGAAAAACTTCACGACGCCGAAGGGCGCTGCAGGCTATTCCAACCTCGTCACTCCGGACACCAAGTTCGATGCCGAGGGCAAGTACAAGACGAGCATCACAATCCCGGCAGCGCAAGCCGAGTCCCTCATGGACCTGGCGCGTGAAGAAGCCAACGAACTGGCGGTGCTCGACAAGAAGACCAAGAAGGTCGTGATGCCGGAAGGTATCAAGATGCCGTTCGTCGAGA